AATCTGATACAGATCCTTGGTTCGAGAACCTGATAGTCAAAGGGTCTTGATTGCCTGCGTCTGCCTGCGGATCACACCCGAAAGCCAAAGCATGTCGATCTCTTTCAGACACAAGAACAATATTGGAAACTTGAGGTGGGCTTGTTGCGCCACTAATAGTGGTAATGTCCACGGCCCGTGCGCCTGTGCCATTAGAGGAATCCCAGTAATAGATGCCGCCGCCTCGGACATTCGAAAGAAGATCTTCTCCAAAGTTGTCCATTGACCAAAGCCGAAGCTGACTGCCTGCAACGCTAGTATCGGCTGCGGAACTCCAAGTGCTACGGCCCCAATAACCCGCGCCCCAACCAGATCCGGAAACCACCGTGTTCAAACCCGTGTTGATTTGGTATGTTGCAACAACGCTGCTACCACCATTGCCTGTGTCACTTCCATTTGCATTAACAGAAGCCGTAATCGTGTATGTATTAGCGTCAGGAACTGACGTAATTTGATATTCTTTGTTTAATACTGCAGCAGTAATTGTTCCACCAAGAGATACTGCTCCGCTAAAGGTTACAAAGTCATTAAGTATTGCACCATGCGCGGTGTCTGTAACAGTTATTACGTCACTCCCGTTTGTTGCACCAAACGTTGCATCACCTGCGGCAGTAGTAAGTCTTATAGGCGTAATATCTATTGGGTCGGAACCAGATACGATGTAAAGCTTTAAGTTTGTACCCGCACCAACATAGTTTGTACCAGTAAGAGTGCTGAATACATGCAGATTTCGGCACGTCCCGAGCATAGTTCCTGTTGTAAACCGAGACCATCCACCGATTGTTTCTGGAAAACCCAGAGTAAACCGGACTTTATCCCCTGTTCGCCATCCACCCTCACTGGTGTAATCGGTAACATCTTGGATAAACCCAGGTTTAAATTGAAGTTTTTGAAGAGTCATATACAATCCCCTGTTATAGGGATCATACACTAACGTCTTGGTTTTTGCTAGAGTCTATCAGCCCCTGTCAAAAACGTAGTTCGAGTACGCCCCAAAAGCCCTCACCCAATGCAAAAACACATTAATATGATCTGATCCTGTATACGGGTGACGCCAATGTTCGAGTTCTATTCCGTGGTATAATAACCCAGAGCCTACGGGCAAGTCAATCGACACATCGTTACCCTTACGATCCGTTAACCAAATAGGCCAATCGTGCGTTTTTCGTATGTTAAGAGTCATGCTTAACTCGCAGGCTGGACGGTCTTTGTGCCTTTTTAGATCAGCCCCCTGATGATTGTAGTGACGGGCATAAGCATATGTTGGCAAAACAGCTTCACCCACTAAATGACTTATGTGCGGCACTAAACCAACTAAAGTTCTGACAAAAGGCATGTGGTTATATAAACCATTAACAGACGGACATAGGTCATCTTTAACCCCAATATACTCTGCATCACGCGCAAATTCTTTTGCAAGATTCTCACACACGTCCTTTGGCATCACATCATGTACAACAAAGTATCCGTGTTCTTTTAAAAATTCTTCTTGTTCTAAGCTCATTATTTCCACTCCGGTCCTTCTACCCAAGCAACAAAAGAGTTGCGCCTGCCTTCGGTCACAGGACTAATCCTGTGAATCATGTAGCTTGGGAACACTACAATGGTCCCTTGTCCCGGTCTTAACGGAACACCGCCCATACCTATATCTAGTTCTCCGCCCTTATATTCACTAGGATCAGTTAATTGGCAAATCAGAGTTAGCTTCCGGTTGGAACGTGCAGTCCCGTGGTGGTAACTATCTTGATGCCAATCAAAATGGCCCTTTTCTTCTGCGTTATACTCTAAAAACTGAGCCTTAAAGTTTCTATTTTTTTCGTTAGGCCACAGGTCAAATCCAAAGGCATCTCTGTTTGCAAGCCACAAATAATGCAAACACATTTCCTCAACCTCAGTGGTTACGTCAAAGTTTACTCTACTCCTTCGCCTGTCTACCACCATATCTTGACCACCGGGCCCTACGGTTCTGGCTGCTTGTAGGTTTCGTCTGTTCTCGGAAATTAACCGAGTGCAAACTTCTGGAGAAATTTCTTTTTCCCACTGCCAGTAGATAATTTCGTTAGGCATGTGCCCCCCTATCTAAAGTTAGCTACTAAAACTAGCCTTCTTTGCCCCGCAACAGGAAACTCTGCTGCATGATAATGAGCCCCGTCAAAAACAACAGCTTTGTTTTTTTCTGGGCTTATTCTTTTAATTTCTTTGAGCTCATTAAACTCTTTTGTGTCAAAAAATGCAACCCCCGTTGTTCCCTGCTTGTATGTATCACTGTAGATTATAGTGTCCCCTGTGCAATCAGAGTTCAAGTAGACTAAAAGAACTTTGTGATCTGTTGTTTTATCCACATGTGCATCACTACAAGGATAGTCAGGACGAGAAAAAGTCATGTTAATTGCACAACGTTGAATTTCAGTAAACTCAATGTTGTTTCGATCACAGAATGCAGCAAACGCTTTGTAAACCGTGGGCCAATGTTCTGAGTTAGGCTTCCAACGATCTTCATCTTTACGGCAAACAAGCGTATGGCCCATAAATGAAAGGCCGTCTGATGTAGATCTATGAACGTAGTTCCAAGGAAAATCCGCACCATTAATATAATCTATAAAGGAATCAGGTAGGCCGAAAGAACCAACAAGAATACTACTAGACAAAGTTCCATTTTCCTAATGGGCAGCTTTCTCTTTTTAAAACTGTCTTTGCTTTTAAAGGACAGTGGCATTCAGCACAGTATGACCAGACTTTTACAATCCTAGATAGTTTTTTTCTAGGACAAGAGCCGCACACCGCAAGTCTCTTTGCCACAGTCTCTTTGTCCGTAAACATTTTTTCCTGCAACAAGTTCATCTTTTAAACAAACCTATTTCTTCCAGAACTTCTAGCACACCGTTTCTGAAATCGTCACGCTGCTGCTCGTCTATGATGTCTTCTAGTTCTTTAGGCGTTGCTACATAGTCCATAACCATAAGGTCGGGATCTACGAGATCTCGAACAACATCAACATTAGGTATGCCTTTTTCTAAAGCTTTTTGTCGAGGACTGTTAATTGTATTTCTTGGGACAAACCCAGCTATATACTGAATTAGGTCTTGTTTAGAAGGGTAGTACCCCGCTCCATCTATGGGGAGCTCGACAGCCATGGGATTCTCCATGCCGTCCCAGACAATACCTATGGTTCCTCTTTCTTCGTCAAAGAAAGCAACTTGAAACTCTTGAGGCAACTTAGGCTACTCCACCGTTCCGAGTACCAGTTGCAACCCAAGTAACGTTACTGTTGCCAGTTATGTAGTTGCCGCCGACACCTGGTGCAGAAGAAGAACCAGGAGCCGATCCACCCGCGCCATAAGTCCCACCATTTCCTCCGCGACCACCCACTTCAACCCAAGGACAGCCACTGCCCGGTTGAGATCTAGGGGTTCCGCCGTAGCCGAAGGCAGTCAAATTCCCACCATTGCCATATCCATAGCCGTGAGTTCCGGGGCTTCCTCCGCTAGAGATACCAAGACCTCCGCCAGCACCAGATCCGCCCCAAGAAAAGTTGGATGGGTAGCCACCACCGCCACCTCCGCCGCCACCGGAAATACGGTTATTATTCGTAACACTTAACGCCACCGAAGTGTAAAGACCGGGGCCACCTGTGCCTCCTGTAGATCCACCACCATACGGAGCATACCCGTAACATGCACCGTTGCCTGCGTATCCGTTGCCACCATTTCCTCCGCGACCAACAATAATCCCGTTATTAATTAACTTAGCCCCAGAAGGGAAAGACCCAGAAAACGAGCAAGCATAGTTCGACGTGCTGCTTGCGTAAACAGTGACTCCAGAGTTAATTGTAAGCTGAACTTCGGATGACCCGTCCCATCCCGCGCTAAGTGCCGCTGCTCGAACATCGTAGTTTTGTTGGTTAGATGTCAAGGTAAACGCAAATGTATTGGACTTGCCTCTGAAATCGTTAATAGAAATTGTGCCGCTGGCAGGAACTCCCGCCGCTGCACCGTAGTATTCGCTAATCCCGATTGGATGGCTTCCGCCAAACTCGTTTTGAATGTCCTGTAAACTGGCTGTACCTGTAGGAACTGGCATTGATTATAAACTCCCGTAGGCTGTGATGTTCCCAGTTGCGGTGATGTCTCCAGTAGAACCATCAAATCGTATCTTAGGAACTCCGTTGTAAGAAAAGGTTAGTGTAGTTCCGGAAGCAGTAAGTACCCAACTTGCAGTGCCTCCTGTAACTGTCACAGGACTTGTTATACTAGGACCTGTCAACAAATTATTTAGTTGAGTCTGTATAGAACTGGTTACTCCGTCTACATAGCCTAACTCAGTAGCCGTTAGAGTAGCAGGAATACCGTCTAAAACGTTTAGTTCGGCTGTAGTAACTGTTGCGCCGTCTAGGATGTTTAACTCGTTAACATCAAGGGTTGCGCCATCCAAGATGTTCAACTCTGCAGTAGTGGAGGTAACGCCATCTAAAATGTTTAACTCTGCAGCAGAAGAAGTTACCGCTACACCAGACAGATGTAGAGCGTTAATATCTAAGGTGTTGGTTATATCTACAACTGCTGCACCAGAACCTGCGCCATCTGCGTAAATAATTTTAGTGGAACCATTCTTAACCGTTATGTTGGCTCCAGAACCTTGAGTAAAGACAGCGTCTTGACCGCTAGAGTTAATAACAGTGTAAATATGTTGATTGCTGTTGGGGCTAATTGTAATTGTATTTGTGCCGCTAGGCGACCCAGACAACAACAACGTATTGTATTGACCATCAGACAGAACTCCATCTGAGGTAATGAGAGAATGAGACGTTCCGCTTAATGAGATAGTTCCGATACCATTAGACAAACGGTCAATGATATTCATGTTATCGTTTACGGTTTCACCCCATGTGCCGGACTGTTCCCCATTTGCTGGAAGTTCAATCCCGCTATTATCAGTATATGTACTAGGCATTGAAACTCCTTACGCTTGTATTTCTGTCCAAACAGTGCCTGTATTTGGAATAATTGTACCCCAGACGTTAGCCTGTCCCATCACTCCAGTGCCTTCGACACCATCTGGGACAATCGTTGCGCCACCTGTCATTGTGATTGATCCTACACTACCAGAGCCAGAAACTCCAGTTGCTTCTGCAACGGTGACGATCCCTGCAGTTATACTACCAACTGCGCCTGTGGCAGTGACCCCTGTCGGTGAAACTACAGCGTCTGCTTTAACGTATGCTATGCTCCCAACAGTACCAGTGAGTGACTGCCCAGTGACTGCGGCAACAGTAAGATTGAACACTGTAACTGGATTAACAGAACCTGTTGCAGAAACTCCTGTAACTGTAGCGGTTACCCCCGCGTCAACCAGTACTTGCCCAACAGAACCTGTTGCACCCCCTATGGAGAAGGTAGCCGTGGAACCCGCGTCAACCGTTACTTGCCCAACAGAACCAACTGCAGGAGTAGGACTTGTCACTGAAAAAGGAGCGTATCCAAATACCTGTACTGTACCGACTGAGGCTGTAGCCTCTTGCCCTGTTAAGATATTAAGAGCACTAGCTTCACCACTAGCGGAGAATGGTCCGGCGGAGAATGGCGAAAAGCCTAGCATTTAATTCTCCTATTCTATTTCATCTAGACGGTCTTGTAGGTCTGTTACTTTATCCGACAATTCTTTTATTGCCTCTACTAAAAGAGGGACCATCCGTTCATATCGCACAGTCAGGTACTTATCATCAATAGGGGCAGGGGCTACAATCTCAGGAAGTATCTTTTGCACTTCTTGGGCTGAAATCCCAACCTCTTTGTGGACATCATAACCCAAAGAAACTGCAGTCTCGTTAGCTTCATAGTAGAAACCGTTTAGAGTCGAAAGCATCTCAAGAGCGTTTTCAATATTTCCAAAACGTGTCTTCAGTCTATCATCTGAGTAATACGCTGTGACGTTGTTTGTAGCCCGTATTTCTCCAGTTGTTCCCGAAGCGTTTGTGCCGACCCCGAAAGAATCTACACGATAATCATTTGAAGTATTTAAGGCGTTAGCCGTTGATGCGGTGGTTGCAGTCGCTGCATTGCCAGAAGTGTTTTGGTTCCCCGAAGTGTTTACTCCGGGCAAGTTAATATTAGCTGAACCGTTAAAGGACACACCACCGATGTTCCTTGCTGTCTGTAAAACCGTGGCACTAGCTGCATTGCCAGAAGTGCTTTGATTACCTCCGGTGTTTACCCCTGGTAAGTTAATACTAGCTGTACCATTAAATGATACACCGCCAATATTTCTTGCTGTCTGCAACGCCGTAGCAGTTGCTGCATTGCCCGAAGTAGAAGAAGAAGTAGAGGCATTCCCGCTTAAAGAGGCAGTAATAGTACCCGCAGTAAAGTTACCAGAGCCATCCCTTGCAACTATAGCTCCACCAGTGTTCCCGCTAGTTGCGTTAGAAGTGACTGTAAAAGTCCCACCTTCGCTGGAAACAGAGCCCGAAATACCCGTACCAGAGGTAGCGCCTGCAGCAACATAGTTCCCAGTTGTGTCTGTTCCAAGAGCCACAGAGTTAGCTTGTATCGTTGCTGTGCCAGTGACATTCCCACTTCCGTCAAATGCAGCGGAAGTCCAAACAACATCACCTGTCATCCCGATTGTTCGAGCGGTTGATAGCGTGTTTGCAGACCCTGTGACATCACCCGTTAAATCCGCAGTAACGGACGAGAATGTAGGAGAGGCAGACGGAGTTAAATCTATGCCCGTTGAAATTTTACTGCCCATACCGGAGTGGTTAGCGCAATAATAATACAATGTATTCGGAGCGGACTGTTGTATTGTAACCTGAGTATACGAGCCTGCCGACCCCGGTGTTCCAACAGTCGTAACTCCAGTGGTATAAGCAGAGCCCCCTCCATGAGTACCGTCAGACGTAGTACTTAAACGCAACGGGTGAGTCGTGTTACTGCTATCAGACTGATCAAACCGAATCGTTACAGAACGAGGTAGTTGCGCGATTTGCTGAGAACTGCCATCTAACAAGAATTTACCGCCAGAAACGGTAGTTGCTACAGTTAAGTAAGGCTGTTTCCCAGGTAAGTCTGCTATTGTAGTGCTGATAGATGCGTTACCAGAACCATCAAAAGTACCGGATACTCCTGTAGTGTCACCTGTTAAAGTAATAGTTCTACCCGTAGCCCATTTGGTAGCCGTCGATGAATTACCAACCAGAGCAGCAGTCACTTGGTTAAACGTCACATTACTGCTTGTAGCAACCGCCTGACCTATAGATACCACAGTTCCAGAAATAGAAACCCCAGTTCCACCTGTGTAAATTGGAGCATCTGAAACTAGCGCAAAGACAATCGCAGTTGTACCAAAAGTAATAGTACCTGACGTAGTCATCACATCTAGCTCACCACCGTGAACTGTACCTTCAGTAACAAAGAAAGCATCGCCTTCCCCTAATGCGTCTGGGTCACTTGGCCCATATGAATCAGCATCAGTGGCTCGAGTAAGTACCCAATTAGTGCTACCACTACCAACTGTAGTAACTGTGTAAACACCGTTGTGAGCTTGGTTAGTCTGTAATTGGATTAAAACTCGATCCGATGAGGATAGAGAAACCCCGTCAATAACCAATGCCGCCTGTGTTCCAGCGTTAGTCAAAGTAGCTCCAACACCACTAGACCCGTTGTTATATGTAGCATTAAGATTTGCCGTTGCCTGTGCTCGACAAGGTTGGTGATAATGTATTCCCGCCGCCGCAATCGTATCTACATACTGCTTGGTGGCTGCTTGTAATGTAGCAGTCGGATCGGCATTAAGAATTAAATTACCTGTCATTGTACCGCCAGCTTTAGGTAAAGCTGCGTTTGCGGTAGTAGTCGTAGAGGTCAGAACCGCATCTCGAGTAGCAATGTCTACGCCGTCAACAGTTCCTCCAACAATGATGTTGTTGCCGACAGTAATGTTATCGCCAGCATCCTCTTGTATTACTTTAACCGCAGGTAATGTCAGGAAAATAGACTTTGTTCCTGCCCCCCAGTTTACTGCGCTGCCACTGTTTGATGAGTCAAGAACAGTTGTTCGGGCCATTGTTCCACCGGAAGAGGTAAAAGTACCTAGACCGACTTCCCAGTTAACCTCGTCTGTTATAGCATAGTACGCAGTGTCTGCGTTACTCATTACAGAACTAAAGGCATCAAACCCCGCGACTGCACCACCGAGAGTGTACGCACCTGTTCCGGTGGTGTTTGTAGTTTCCTTGACTCTATCAGCAACAATAAGCGCCATACCGAGATCTCCTTAAAATTAGGCGATCCGAATGATCGCGTTAGCCGCGTCCGCTACTGGGAACTGGATAGTGAAAGTCCCTGTTGTGGATGTCTTATCGGAACCAAAATCAAGAACTGCGACTGTAGGGTCTCCCGCAGCGCTGTCGTTATAAATTAACGCGCCCCGTGCTGTAATTGTAGCAGACGTAAAATCTTTATCAGCGAAGTCTGTCAAGGCTGTTGTGCCCGAAGTTGTCGGCGTCACGTTGGTTAACGCACCACCTCCAGCAGTGTAGCTCCCTGAGTTAGACACCTCATTAGACGAAGTATACGCTGTAGTTGCTGCCGTAAATGTAGCACTATTTGTATACAATGCGAGTTTAAAAGTGTTTCCGCCGGAAGCACTAAAATTGTGTGTAGCAGTCATCAGTTCTTTTTTGAACGATGTACACATGTAGTTACCAGTAAAGGCCATCAGATTCTCCTTAGTTGTTCAGCTAGGTCCGAAAAGCCAGCCTTCTGAATTTTAATGCACATTGTTGCGCGGTCTTCCTTGACTGCCATCTTAATGTAATGAGAGACAACATTCAACATTTGTGTTTTAAATGCTTCGGCCTGCACCCTAATCTCTTCTGGAGCAGTGTCAGAAACACTCATAAGTTTGTCCGCGCACATTTCTGCCACCGTATCTATACTGTGGCCTCCATCGTTAGATGTACGCACTTTAAAGTTTTCAAAAGCTTCTATTTGTATCATTGTTTCTGCCTTATAACTCGTCCAACTCGGTACTCTTGAGTCGTTTCTTTTGCTTCACCCAACATTTTAAGGGCGGTCATAGCCTCTGTAAATCTGCTGTTATACATTTGCATAACATCTTGCTCACCTTTGAGGTAAATGTTCGCCTCTACTAACGAGCCGTACAAAA